TTGGAATCCTTGAGATCCTTGAGGACCCTGATTTCCCTGGAAACCTTGTACACCTTGAGGACCTTGAATACCTTGAGGTCCTTGGAACCCTTGATTTCCCTGTGTACCTTGGAAACCTTGTACACCTTGAGGACCCTGGAATCCCTGGTTTCCTTGAGATCCCTGAGGACCAAATCCTTGAGGTCCTTGAACACCTTGAGGACCTTGGAATCCCTGGTTTCCTTGAGATCCCTGAGGACCAAATCCTTGAGGTCCTTGGAATCCTTGATTTCCTTGGTTTCCTTGATTACCTTGATTACCTTGGAATCCTTGAGCTCCTTGAGGTCCTTGGAATCCTTGATTTCCTTGGTTTCCTTGATTTCCTTGATTTCCTTGATTTCCCTGGAAACCTTGAACACCTTGAGGACCTTGGAATCCCTGGTTTCCTTGAGATCCCTGAGGACCAAATCCTTGAGGTCCTTGTACACCTTGAGGTCCTTGGAATCCTTGAGGTCCTTGAAATCCCTGGAATCCTTGTACACCTTGAGGACCCTGGAATCCTTGTACACCTTGAGGACCCTGGAAACCTTGAGGTCCTCTTGGTCCTCTTCCACTAACAAAACTTTCTAAAGATTGTGAAGAATTTAATCCAATTTCAATACTATTTGAATTTGATCCAATCTCAATATCTATCATGATGCAGTTCCCCTAATTATCACCATACCATCAACTGCTTTTACAATAGTTGGTCCATTATCATATAAAACATCATAATAATATCTACCAACTGGAATAGTAGAAGTTATTGTGCTTGCTATTGATAAAGTTATTATTCCATCACCTTCTGATTCAACTGTTATTGGATATGAAGTAGCTGCTCCATAGTGCTTTTTAATTTTTGATGAAAAGGTATATCCGCTCAAATCCAAAGCAGCACCATCCAATTTAATTCTCATAGCAAAGGAAAAATCAGTTCCTTGCTCTACTGTTAAATTAACTGATGGCACTGCCATATTCTTAATTTCCTACTTATTTGTATTTATTTCTAAACTACAGTCCAAGTTGCTCCACTGTTAACTGTAACAGTGATGCCAGAGTTAATAGTGATAGGACCAATACTCATTTCATTATATGTTGTTGTTACTGTGTAGTCTTCAGCAATTGTAGGAATGTTTCTAAAAAATGGATTCTTAGTAAGAGCAATTGCTCCTCCAACAAATAATTCGCCTGTTCCTGGATTATAAGATAGTGCAGGAGCAGTTGATCTAATTCTAGGAGTAGCATTAACACCAGCACTATCAACAAATACTGGATAATAAGTAGCATCACCTGTAGTGTTAGTAGCATTTACTACTGTTGATGGTCCAGTAAGACCTTGATTTCCTTGGAAACCTTGGAATCCTTGAGTACCATTTATTCCTTGAGTACCATTTGTTCCATCTACACCTTGGAATCCTTGGTTTCCTTGGTTTCCTTGGAATCCCTGGAATCCTTGAGCACCTTGAGGTCCTCTTGCACCTTGGGGTCCAATAGCACCATCGGTTCCCTGTGTTCCTCCAGAACCTGGAGAACCTTGAGCTCCTTGAGGTCCAACTGCACCTTGAGGTCCTTGTCCACCCTGAACACCCTGAGGTCCTCTAAATCCTTGGAATCCTTGGAATCCTTGGAATCCTTGAACACCTTGAGGTCCTTGGAACCCTTGATTTCCTTGATTACCTTGGAATCCTTGAGCTCCTTGAGGTCCTTGAGCACCTTGGGGTCCTGCAACACCTTGATTTCCTTGAGCACCTTGAGGACCTGTGCCCTGTAGACCTTGGTTTCCTTGGAATCCTTGTGCACCTTGATTGCCTTGATTGCCTTGGTTTCCTTGAATTCCTTGAGGTCCTTGAGGTCCTCTAAATCCTTGATTTCCCTGGAATCCTTGATTACCTTGATTGCCTTGATTCCCCTGGAATCCTTGGAATCCTTGAGCACCTTGATTACCTTGATTTCCCTGGAATCCTTGAGGTCCAAGAATTTTGCCTACATTGTCATAAGTAGCTCCATTACAAACATAAAGATTACCATCTGCCTGAACAACATATGCATCTCCAATTGTAGTTCCATCGCATGTAGGTAAGTTTCCTACTGTTGCAACTGTTCCTTTAATATCAAGTGCTGTTCCTGCTGGTCCCTGAGGTCCCTGGAATCCTTGAGGTCCTTGAACACCTTGAGGTCCTCTAAAACCTTGATTACCTTGATTTCCCTGGAATCCTTGTGTGCCTTGAGGTCCTTGGAATCCTTGAGCACCTTGAGGTCCTCTAAATCCTTGGGTGCCTTGATTTCCCTGGAATCCTTGAGCTCCTTGAGGTCCCTGAAAACCTTGTGGTCCTTGAGAACCTTGGAAACCTTGGTTGCCTTGATTACCTTGGAATCCTTGTACACCTTGAGGTCCTTGGAATCCCTGTGGTCCTTGTGGTCCAACTTCTCCTTTAAATCCTTGGTTTCCTTGTGAACCTTGTGGTCCTTGGAATCCTGCTCCACCAGATCCACCTTGAGGACCTGCAATACCTTGTGGTCCTTGTACGCCTTGAGGTCCTCTAAATCCTTGATTTCCTTGATTGCCTTGATTGCCTTGGAATCCTTGTACACCTTGAGGTCCTGTAAATCCTTGGTTTCCTTGGAAACCCTGGAATCCTTGTACACCTTGAGGTCCTTGGAATCCTTGGGCACCTTGATTACCCTGGTTTCCTTGAGTTCCTTGGGTTCCTTGAGGACCTTGCAAACCTTGAGGTCCTTGGAATCCTTGAGGTCCTCTAAATCCCTGATTACCTTGATTACCTTGATTACCTTGATTACCTTGGTTCCCTTGTGTTCCTTGTGTTCCTTGAGCACCTTGAGGTCCTCTTACCCCAGCCTCTCCTTGGAATCCTTGACTTCCTTGATTTCCTTGGAATCCTTGAGGTCCTTGTGGACCAAATCCTTGAGGACCTTGTAATCCTTGGGGTCCTTGAGGTCCTCTAAATCCTTGATTTCCTTGGAAACCTTGATTTCCCTGGAATCCTTGAGCACCCTGAGGTCCTTGGAATCCCTGGAAACCTTGATTTCCTTGATTACCTTGGAAACCTTGATTTCCTTGAGATCCTTGAGGACCTTGGAAACCTTGAGTTCCCTGGAATCCTTGAGGTCCTTGAACCCCTTGAGGTCCTTGAGGTCCAAAAAATCCATCTCCACCTTGGTTTCCTGCTATTCCTTGGAATCCCTGAGTTCCTTGGGGTCCTATTACACCCTGAACACCTTGATTTCCTTGGTTGCCTTGATTTCCCTGGAATCCTTGGACACCCTGAGGTCCTTGGAATCCTTGGACACCCTGAGGTCCTTGGAATCCCTGAGGACCTTGTAAACCTTGAGCACCTTGAGGACCCCTAACTCCTTGATTGCCCTGATTTCCCTGATTACCTTGGAATCCTTGTGCGCCTTGTGGTCCTTGGAAACCTTGATTACCTTGAGAACCTTGAGGTCCCTGGAATCCTTGAGGTCCTTGTAATCCTTGGGGTCCTTGTGGTCCTAATACTCCTTGAGTGCCTTGTGTTCCTTGAGGTCCTAGTAATCCCTGGAATCCTTGATTACCTTGGGGTCCTAGTAATCCTTGGAATCCTTGAGCACCCTGAGGTCCTTGGAATCCCTGGTTTCCTTGAGCACCTTGAGGTCCTTCGAATCCTTGATTACCTTGGAATCCTTGGACTCCTTGAGGTCCTTGATTACCTTGATTACCTTGAGGACCCTGAAATCCTTGATTGCCTTGGTTTCCTTGATTGCCTTGAGCACCTTGAGGACCTTGGAATCCAGTATCTCCTCTAATTTGACCTACATTATCCCAATCAGACCCATTATAAACCCACAAATCTCCAGTATCTAGAGCAATAACTCCATCTCCAGCAGTTGGTGGATACCATGGAAATCCAGTATCGTTAGCAGTTAATGTTGTATTTGGTGAAGAAGTAGTAACTGATGGAACTGATCCTACAATAGTAATAGATGTTCCAGTATTTCCCTGGAATCCTTGTACGCCCTGAGGACCCTGTAAACCTTGAGGTCCTTGAGGTCCTCTAAATCCTTGGAATCCTTGAACCCCTTGAGGTCCCTGGAATCCTTGGAATCCCTGAGAACCTTGAGGTCCTCTAAATCCTTGGAATCCTTGAACCCCTTGAGGTCCCTGGAATCCTTGGAATCCCTGAGTTCCTTGATTTCCCTGTACACCTTGAGGACCCTGTAAACCTTGAGGTCCTTGGTTTCCTTGGAATCCTTGAGCACCTTGAGGACCTTGGAATCCCTGGAATCCTTGATTTCCCTGGAATCCTTGAGCTCCTTGAGGTCCTTGGAATCCCTGGAATCCTTGAGCTCCTTGAGGACCTTGGAATCCTTGAGGACCTTGAATTCCCTGTGGTGCCTGGTCTCCTTGGAATCCTTGATTGCCTTGGTTTCCCTGGAATCCTTGGAATCCTTGTGCGCCTTGAGGACCTTGGAATCCCTGGAATCCTTGAGCACCTTGAGGTCCTTGAGCACCTTGAGGTCCAAATCCTTGGGGTCCTTGGAAACCTTGGGGTCCTTGTGGACCTAGAAAACCTTGGAATCCTTGTGATCCCTGAGGTCCTCTGAATCCTTGGAATCCTTGTGATCCCTGAGGTCCTCTAAATCCTTGAGGTCCTTGTGGTCCAATAAATCCACTAACTGAGTTCCAAGTAAATCCTGCTCCTGGACCTAATGAAGTTAATACTTGAGGGAATAGTCCAACATTCCCATCTTTATTTGCAATATCTCCTTTTATTCTTACTGTTGGAACTTGTATGTCCAACTGATAATTTGTATTTGGATTATTAGTTCCAATTCCTAATGATTGAGCTGCAGGAATATAAACTATATTACTTGGAGCAATATCAAATGTAGTTACTAATCCACCAAATCTTTCAGTAGTAAATCCTAAGTATCTTGGGCGTGCATCATCTGGCTCAACTACTGGAATTTTTGAATCAACTCTAATAGTTGCAATGCCTACACCAGCAGATGCAAAACCTACAACACTAACACTAACTCCAACAAAGTCTAAAATAGTAATTGAGTTAGCTACACCAACTACAGTTCCTTCATCCCTTACTGTAAATCCTAGAGGAAGAGTTTCTAGAGGAACCCAAAATCTTTGTCCTGGATAGGTGGGGATAGAAATTAAAAAATATCTATCTCCAACTGGAATAGATCCAGAATATGGTGGATCTCCTAAATTAGGCTCTGCCTGATTTAATCCAAGATACTGATACCTATCAGAAGTTAACCTGGATTGTGGAGTTCTTATTACTCTGCGACTAAGATACTTTGCCATTATTGATTAAGAGTTTCCAGGATACTTACAGTGTATTTGACATGATTTGGAGATGTGGTAGAAATTCCACTCATTACAATGCTATCAGTTTTTAATGCGGTCCTTTCTAAAACCAATCTTCCTTCTAAAAGAATCAGAGCATCATTAGGTGGAACTATGCCCCCACTAATAACTTCTGTAATATCAGTAGATATTCCAGATTGACTTCTGTTGACTCTTTTGTGTGAAAATGTTACTGTTCCTATTCCAGATCCAGTATTGGATACTTGTGCAAAAAGAACAATGCTAGTATAACCTGTTCTTGTGGCATAAATTTCTGTGTTAGCAGTAGTGCTAACAATACCAGTAACTGTTTTGTATGTATTTAGTGGTTGTTGTGCCATGTAATTTTAACTTCCTCCTAGGGCAATGATGAGTGGAGTGACTTCAGATTGAAGACTCTTACTGAATGCGGTCCCACTAATGGTTCCTGTATTTTGATTAATAGTAATTCCTTCACTAATTCTAAAGTTTCCTCCTTGATCAGTACTGGTAAAAGGAACTCTTCCCCCATCTGTTGCTACTATTTGATTTTCATCAATTGCAACAGCACCCTTAGAAGGAATAGAATTGACAATATCTGTACCTGTACCTATATATTCAAATGTTATACCTGATGCAATAATCTTACTTGCTTGGAAGAAGTTGACTGTTGCACCAACAGAAACTGGATAAGTAATAAATTGGTCAAATGTTACTGTGCAAATACCAGTTGGGTCTGGTTTTGTAGAAGAAACAACATTAAAGAATAATTTTTCCATTACAGCAACTGCAGTTGCAGTTGTTCCAATTCCTGGCCCAACTAATGGAGGTGGAGAAATTGTCACAGTTGGAGGAGTTTCAGTATATCCAGTACCAGAAACTAATATAGTAATTTCTTGAACTGTTCCATCAGAACCAACCCCATCTTCAAATATTGTAACTTCTGCAGGAATAGCATCATCACCTAGTGCAGGAAGTCCAATTTGAACTTCCACTGCAGCTCCAGGTAAATATCCATATCCAGGATTTGTAACTCTAATACTATTAACTGTATAATATTGAGTACCAATAAAGGTTACTTGTCCATCATAAGGTCTTTGACCTCTTGGAAGTTGTCTTGCTGGGATAGAAGTAGTTCCTATTCCAATTATACTTGTGATAATTCCTGCATTAGTTGTAATTGAAGATCTAATTGTAGGAGTGTATCCATTCTTATTAGTATTCTTAAACTGACTGATGCTACTTACGCCACTTTGATACGATTTTGGAAGATTTTGATTTGCAATAACATAAGTACAAATTCCAGCAAGATATTTAATTGATTCAATTTCTCCTGTTGCAACATAACCAGTGGCAAATCCAACTGGACGTGGGGATGAATCATTTAAATAAGTTCTTGCATAAGTAGGAGAATCTCTGTATGCAAGTCCACTGTCAATAGAATTTCCATTTCCTTGAGAAAGAAGATCTAATGCAATAGTTTCTACTATGATCTTAGAATCTCTCTTACAGAAATCTCTTCCCTTGATTGATCCACCATAATCAAATGTTGGTCCAAGTGCTCCATATGGACCATCTGTACTAGTTACAAATCCAACAACTTCATTTGCAATGAAATCTGCATTTGCTCTTAATAGATCTACTGCATCTAAGGATGCCTGAGTAACTCCAGCACCAACATTAAGAATAAGAGTATCTACATTATCACCAGTAGGAGTGACAGTGACTACCCCAACATATTGAAGTGGTGTAGTACCATTTGCCCACAAACCATAATTACCAAATGAGGCATTACTGTTGTTCATGTCACAGACGCCACCACTATCATTGTATACTGCAGTATCACAGCAAATTGTGAATAGTGAAACTAACTGAGCATATCCAAAGTTAGTGATTGAAACTCCAATTCCACCTTGATTGTATTGAGTGTATGCATCAAGAACCATGGACTTAAATCCACCTGCTCTATTACCATCAATCCTCATTCCAACACTATTAGGAACAAAGTTGGTGCAGTTCTGAACATATGGTGATTGCCAATTTTGCTCAGTTCCATCAGCATACCCAAGACCTTGAGTTGGGAATGATACCATAGCATTTGGATTTGCTATTCCAACAAAAGATTGTTGAGCAATATAACAACCTCTTCTTACATGATAAAGGTCAGTTTGTCCTCTAGCAGAAACTAAGGTTCTTCTTAAATCTTCTCCTACAACAGCAACTCTTTCTGCTACTTGAATTGGACCATCTTCAACATAAAGTCCAGCAAAAACTCTTACTGTATCTCCAGGTTCAGCCAATGAACATGCTTTTTTGATAGTTAAGAAGGCATCTCCAGGAGATAATCCTTGGTTGCTGTCATTACCAAACTTACTTACAAACCATTCATTGCCAACTTTTGCTCCTGGAGGAGACCAAACTAATTCCCCAACTGGTTTGTTGATTTTTGGAGCAACAAGTGGGCCACTATTAATAATAGTTGTAACAATGCCAACACAACTATAAATTGCTGATACTACATTAGAACAAGCATTTGGATTAATATTACTATCACCATCTGGAAGAAGTTCAGTATCAATTAATTGTGGAATGCTTCCAATTCCAGCAATAGTTCTAGTTGCAGGAAGTGTTTGTACATTTACATCAATTGCATTAGTGATTATCTGGAAAAATGTAGTGATTGCTGAAGCAGTATCAGAACAATCTCCAAGATTGTAAACTCCTGGAAGTCCAGAGATATCTCCTACAATTGTATTATCTTTATATTGAGTTAATGCACTATACCCACCAATAGTAATACTTTGATTTCTCATGGCCTGGATGGCCATATCTCTTGCTTGATTGAATGCGTAGATTGATTGTGCTTCTTCTTGGAGAAGATAATTATTTTCTAAGTAAATCTTAGCAGCATCATAAACCTGATCATTTCCACCAATCTCTAAATTATAACAAATTGCTTCTATTACATCTACAATGTCATCAACACAATTTTGATTTCCACCTGGAACTGAAAATCCAGTGTAGAATGCTAACATTCTACCAACTGCAACTTCTGCAATTAATTGCTTATTTGCAAGAATTACTCTAGTAGCATCTGCATTTTTTCCAGATATTGGTGGAACTTGGTAAGATTTTGGAATAATAGCATTATTGATTACATATCTTGATAGACTTGCAATACTGCTAAATCCAACAAGTGTTGCTCTCTTTACATATCCAGTAGAAAATCCTGTTGGTATTACTACAGAATCATCTAAGTACTGTAAAGATACTCCTGAGTAATATGATAAACCAGCTCCAACAGATTTTGAATTTCCTCCCTTTGAAATATCAAATGCTATTGCATCAATAACTAAACCAATATCTCTTCTACACTTTGCTCTTCCAGTAGCAACCCCAACTCTTCCATAATCAAAATCAGGACCATAATAACCAAAAGGACCATCTGTACTGGTTATAAATCCTACAATTTCATTAGCAATAAATTCTTTATTTCTTGTTAAAAGATTTGCAGCATCTAAAAATCTTCCTGGAATATTATAACCAGAAGAAAGAACTGAATATGCAAATCCTACATTATTATATGCATCTACTACTTCTCCTCTAATTCTAACATCACCATTTACATCTAAAGTTCTAGTTGCAACTGTGGTGTTAATTCCAACTAATGGATTAATTGTTTTTACAAAATCTGTTCCAATTGTTCCATATACATCTTCAGTAGTAAATCGTTCTGCTGTTATAATTGTACCACCAATACCAACATCTAGTTTTGCTGTGGTAGTAATTCCAGTAACTAAAAGATTTACAATTTCAGAATTTATGACAGTTTCTGATCCAATTGATGCTATTCCAACTGTAGCAACGCCAGTTAAGAACTGAGATGCAGTTAGAATACCTACAGTAGCAATTCCTACTGTGGCAATGCCAATATAAGTTTGACCAATAGTTGATAATCCAATATAAGCAGATGTAATGCTTACAACACCAACAGTGGCAACTCCTATTCTAGCATCAGTAATAGTGGCAAAACCTACTGTAGCAATACCAATATAAGTTTGACCAATAGTTGATAATCCAATATAAGCAGATGTAATTGATGAAATTCCAACTACTTCACGTCCAATTGTTGCTACATCTGTTGTAGTAATACCTATTATTGCACTAGTAATAGTAGCAAATCCAACAGTAGCAATACCTGTTCTTACATCAGTTGCATTTACATACCCTACAGTAGATATTCCTACTTGCTCATCTGTAATATTAGCAAAAGAAATTGTAGATATTCCTATTCTGGCATTAGTAACAAATGCTTCTGAAATAGTGGCAACACCTGTTCTGGAAGCTGTAATTGTTCCAAAACCTATGGTAGTAACTCCAAGGTATGAAGATGCAATTGTTGCAATTCCAATGGTTGCAAATCCAACATATGCAGTAGTTATTGAAGAAAATCCAGTTACTCTGAAATTCTTTAGAACATCTAATTCATATTTTGGAATAGATACTCCAATACCAACTGAACCAAGTCCAGTTATTACAACTGATTCTGTATAATCTGTATTAATCTTTACTTTATAATCACTTAAAGAAGCAGCATCAGTATTAACACCAAACTGATCAGAAACTAATCCAGTTCCAATTACATCAAATTCTACAGTTGGGTTAATAGTACCTACGCCAAAAGACGTTTCTGCATAGATACTTTCTGTTGACCTTATATCTCCTGTTACATCAAGAGTTACATTATCACTTACTACTGTCTTTCCTATAGCAACTGTTCTTGTGTTGGAATCCACATACAGTGCTTGTGTTCCTACACCAAGACCAGTTCTTACTACAAAATAGTTTTCTTGTGATGGCATCGGGTTCCACTATCCCCCTTTTGTATTATTTATAAAGTTCTCATAATAAATGCAAGTGCATAATATGGAGGTCTATTTTCATGAGATCCACCACCACCAGTATTAGGTTGAATTGTTGTGTTAGTTGTAGAAATACCACTAGTTCCTGATGAATTTTCAGTGATTGAGATAATTGCAGTAGATCCCTGAGTTCCCCTTGCTGCAGTTGCAGTAGTTAAACTAGTTAACACAGTGGCAGGAGATATTGTAGTTGTTGTAGTAGATGTTGCTAGATGGGTGTGTGCTGGAATCTGAGTAGAATCTAATGTTACTGAATTTAATCCACCCTGAGTTCCTGGTGTGTATCCAACTGTTCCAGCAACTGCTGGATTATCGCCACCAGCACCAACAATAAATCTTTCTCTTAAATCTGGAGTTCCACTTGTACCATCACAAAGAGCCCATCCAGAAGGAATGGTTGCTACAGATCCAGACCACATGATGATTCCACTAATAGGGATAGTTCCATATCCTTTGAACTGAGCACTAGAACCAGCAACAATATCTCCAACTGAAGTTATACTAGCACCAGCACTTACATTAGAAACAAAGGTAGAAAGTCCAGCAACTCTTATATTGTCAGATACATGTAAATTATCATTAACAATAACATTTCCACCAGCAGAATTTAAATATAAATTTTGTGCAGAAGTATCAATAGTAGATGCTGATGCAATTCCAATTCTTATTGATGAAATACCTGCAGTTCCAATTACTTTTAAGTTTTCTCCAATATTAACACTTTTATCTATTCCAACTCCACCAAGAACAACTAAAGCTCCATTAGAAGGATCTGTAGTATCTTGAATGCTTGCTACTGTAGTAATTCCAACAATAAATGCATCAGTGGATACTGTAAGTTTATTAAGATTTGCTGCAGCAGTTGTTCCATCCAATTCATCATTAATAATTACTTTGTTAGCAACAACAACATCAAGAGTTGCAGCATTAGAAGATTCTGCTTCTGGAAGTCCAACATCAATTTGCTTGCCAGTTACTGCATCAAATTTAGTTTTACCAATATAAAATTCACCATCACTATTCATTCCAGTATAAACTACTAAACCTCCTCTACTATTCAGAGATTGTGAAGTTAATACCTCAGTATCAGAAAGAATTCTATCTTGGTTTGTTGGCATTCCTGTTGAATAGTTACCAGGACCAAATCCAGTATATTCAAAGGTATGACCAGATGCACGAATGATAGAATTTCTTCTAAGTTCAATTGGTACTATTTTAATTCTCTTAATATTTGAATTATTTTCATGCGCTACTGCTCTAGTTCCAAATAATGCTCTCTTAACATAAATTTCACCACCAGAAATCCTGGTAATAAGCATAATTTCTGAATTGATTTGTATAAAATCTCCTTTATCTAATCCATAAAGATCATTTATTAAGAAATTAGAAACTGATGCAGATATTTGTTGAGAGATTGCTCCTTTATATCCACCAAGAATAGTAAACAGTCTTGAGTTTAAATTTTCATTAGTAATTGAAGTATCTTTTGGATTTGAAAGTAAACCTGCACCAAATACTCTTACTGCATTACTGGCATCTCCTTTTACAGTAAATGTAGTAATTCCAGTAACTGTAGAAATAGTAGAAATTCCAATTTTTTGAGCTGGATTTCCAATTGCATCATCAAAAATAACTTTACTACCAACAGCAAATGAGTGTGGTAATTGAGTAGTTATTGTTGTAGTATCTGTTAATGCACTATATACAGATCCATCTGGACTATTTCTTATTTGGTATCCAATTCCAGATAAGAATGATACTGCATTTGCAGGAGTTTCTGGAGTTACATTATTATTATAATATGTAATTGTATTTGATTTTACTGATTGTATAACAAATGTTCCATTATTTTGTTCTTTGGCACATCCAAGGATTTGAATTGTATCAGTATCTGATGCACTGTAATTAACAGTGGATACAGTTAAGAAACAGTCATTAGTAGATCCAGGAATTCCCCTAACTCTTAATAGATCTCCAGAGAGATAACCAGATCCTTGATTTTGAATACTAGCTTCTGCTACTACATTAGATGCTACTCTAATATTTGCTGTTGCATTAGATCCACTTCCACCACAAAGAGGAACATCATAAAATAATCCATTAACATATCCTGTTCCTGCAGTTGTAACAGTAAGTCTTCTAATTCCACCTAATCCATGAGGAATTGAAGTTGTTACTGTTCCAATACCAGATGATGTTCCAGAATCATAATATGTAGTAATACCTGAAATTTTAGATGTTAAATTAAAATCCTTAAGGTATGATGTTAGTGTTTCCCTAGTAACGCTTTTTTTAACATCATTAACTGACACTGTGCCAATTTGTTTTCTGGAAGCTAAACTAATAGTTCCTTCTGGATCTGCAATTGGATTGTCTAAATCTTGAGTTGGATATAATTTTTCTATACTTTGAGATAGTTTATATTGTTCTGTATTAAATGGAACAATAGTAGGAGTATTTTTAAATGCATTTAAGGTTACATGATAAATGCCATCAGTAGTTTGTTCTACATATTCCTGAATGGTCTCAATATCATATAGTTGATAATCATTAATTATCTTTTTATTGACAAAATATGGTAAATTATTTCTATTTGTATCATAAATTGTGTATGGAGGAACTCTATAATTTGAAGTTTGAGCACAATCCCTTTCTGTCAACCAACTTGCAACAGCAGAAGTTCCTAAAGTTATTGTTCCAGGATTTCTTGAAATTGTATATGTAAACCTAATTTCATTAATTACACTTGCAACAGTAAATCTTCCATTATATCCTGTTGCACTACCCAATCCTACTGGGTTTGGTTCATTAGTACTCTTTAAATTGTATACTTCAATAGCATCCCCAACATTTAATTTATGTGGTTTGCTAGTTACTATAGTAGCTGTCCCAGAAGAATACCAAGCATCTACAATAGCTCCATCATTTCTTATTTGATTAATTGGATTAGAAGATACTAATTGCTCACTATCTGCTTGATATAATGCTGAATCTAAAGCATTAGATGCTTTTTGAATTATAAATCCAGAGGATAAATCAGAAGAGTTTTCTGATTCTTTTGGTATTACTATTCTTACTCTATAGAGTTTATCTTTATTGAATCTTGAATCAACTTTTCTAGTAAAGAATGAACCTGGAGCAGTAACTCCAATTAAGTTTAAGAAAAAGTCAGTTGCGCCAGAACCTACTGAGTTTACTCCAACATACCAATTTAAAGCAGTTTCATCCCATTGAACAGGACTTCCAACATCACCAGAATTTTTTTCAGAAATTCTACTAACAAATTTTAAATTTGATGTAGTTAATCCTACGCTATTTTTTATATCTATTGGTGCAGTATTTGTTTCTGCATTAAGAGAATTAGAATATAATCTAATTCCAGTTCCTCCAGTCAATCTTAAATTATAAAGTTTATCTACTACTATTCCATCTGGAAGTTCTCCAGTACCAGAAATAATTTTACCAGATATTCCTGTAGATATTCCAGATACACTAGAAAGTGTAATGATATTGGTATCAGTATCAATTCCAGTTACATCATACTCAGATTTATAACTTGGATTTATAGGAATAGAATATTGATCATTTGCTCTCTTAAATGATATAGTATCATTTTGCTTACCACCAATAACAAAATTTCTAACATTATTTGGAGGTGGATCTAGCAAATCAATATATCCTTTCAGATATACTCTAGTATTTTGATTTGAAGGTGCTTTTGCTGATGTTAAGGTAGCATCTATATCAACATATCTAACATCACTTTCAATTGATGAGATATCTTTTGGTGGGATAATGTGGGTTATGAATGCATGATTGTCTTTTGCTAAAACAGTATCTTTGAAACCAGTTGAGAATAAAGATATAGATCCAAAGTTAGAGTTGGAGTTTGTAATTGATTGATCACCACCACTTTCAGTTACAAACTGCTTAGCATAACCAATAGCAAAAATAGATACACACTGAATGAATGAATTATTGCTTGCCTTTACATGGAAACTTTCCCAAGATGGTCTATATCTTGCTCTAGATGATTGGTGAAGGAATTTATCAACACCATAATTTTCTTGGTAATTATATCCACCAACTGCTTCATCATATTCTACAAAAGCCCTATCGTCTTTTTGTAGAGAAATTCCAGTAAATTGTGCAGTGACAACTGATTTAAATCCAGATACTTTAGAACCATCAGCATGAATACCATTCATGCCATAGACGGATTTCAAACTACAATTGTATATGTATGGAGATGCAGATGATACTGTATCTGAGATTACCTTAACTGTTGCTCCAGAAACACTTGGATTTAGAGTTTGAGTAGGAACATTTGAAAGTAAATATGTAAACTCAGTTTCGCTAGTTACCTGGGCAACAACATAATTTCCATTATACTCTAATTCACTTGTTGGTCCTTCATCTTGTCCAAGACCAGAAAGTAGAATTGGCGTTAATGGAGAAAGTCCATGAGGTGTTTGAGTCTGTACCGTAATGACATTAGTTCCTGAAGTACCATTACCAGAAACTGCAGCTATAATGCTGATTGATCCAACACCTAACTCACCAACTATTCTATTTTCATCAACATTTGGTTGGAAATTGGTAAATCCATCAATAATACTTCTTCCAGATTGAGCACCATATGCTAGACTTAATTTATAGTAATATGCTTCTAAATCTGTATATCCAGTATCTACTCCATTTCTTATTAAAGTATTACTATCATCTGCATATTCAAATGCAGTTAATTTATGGTGAGAATAATTTGGTACTGAAGTATTTGTAGTGTAATTACTATAAACTTTTCCTACTGGATCTCCATCAAAAATAGTAAATCCATAAATGTAACAAGCACCAGTAAGCCTAAAAATAGCAGCAGGAGCAATTAAATCATTGATAGGATTGGGGACAAACTTTGGTTTAATCTTAGTTTTTCTGAGATCAGTAGAAACAATAGATGTTCCCTTAGGTAATATTACTCCTCCATCTGCACTATTAAATATGTACAGTACATTTGCTGGGTCATCTAAATCAAAATTTGAAGAAATATTTAATTCAGATATAGTCCTTGATGAATTATTAATATCTCTAAGAACCTGATTTTGATCTACATAAAATCCAGGTCTATTATCAATAAAATGAGTTCCTGGAGAAATTAAAATCGTTGTTTGGTCAAATAGATCATTATTAGGTCCAGGTATATATGAAAATCTTGCAGCTTCAATTAAAGCCCTTTGGATCGTTTTAAATGGTCTAATTCTAGAGTTTCCTCTGTTTTCAATAGAATCTGAGCTATCTAATTCATTAGGATCTACATATAAAGTATTTCCATTTAAATTCTTCAAAAAGTTCTCTAGTCTCGCTAAAGGCATTGTAGAGTATCCTTACTATATTTCTTCTGTCTTATTTATCAATAAATACCATTACCTACATTTTGTAATTTATGGCAATTACCACAACCACTGAAGCATTGATATCTTTATATCAACAAGAAATAAGATCTAATACTGAGCAAATTCAACAAGTAATAACAACAGAAAATGGGTTTACTGTTCCTTTACAAGATGGGTCTGAGTATAAATTATATGGTATTCAAGAAACTTTAGAATATTTTAATGGTCCTATTAATAAATTGGATGCCAAAATAATAGAAATAAATGTAAAAATTGTAGGACTTCAAAACACCATCTTGAGTGTTGGGCAAACTGCTAATGATTGTGGTTGTGGTGGGGCTACAGGATTTAGTACTTCAGGAATATTTCCATTCACTTATAATCCATTCTTTCTTGGTATTAATACAATTACAGCATATGCAGATGGTCTTCAATATAGAGGATATACTTATACATCTCCAAATCCATATGCAGAAATTGATGGAACATTAAATACTGGAAATATTGGAATAGGCACAGAAGATATAATTGTTCCAATTTCTCTTGGTGTTTATTATGGAGATGTTGGAGTTGCAAGAACAACTCTTCCTGTTTGTCCAGGGGTTACTAATTGTACTGGATATGCAACTTCAATATCAAATTTAAATTCACAAATAACCCCTCTTCAAACAGAAAGAAATGGGTTAATGCAAAAATTAAACTTTTTAAAAGCAGAAAGATCTCAATTTCAAATTAGAAAATATGGATTTGATAGGCAAAAGGAAGATTTAAATGAAGAAATTTCTTCTAGTAATTCTATTATATCTTTCTTACAAGATCCTGCAAATTCACAATGGTTATAAAAAACCCTACAGGCAATTTTTGCCCAGAGTTTTTTTTGCCCTTTTTTTGGAATTAAAAGTTGATTTTGAAATAGGAGTGAGTGGATTCGAACCACCGCTGGAAACATTTTAAGTGTTCTGTCTCTTCCGCTGGACTACACTCCCAAATTTAGGGAGAGTAATAACTCTCCCAATTAGCACATTTAAAGGAGTTATTACTCCTTTAAAACCTTCACACGGACCTCAACAGTATAGAGTACCCAACCTATACTGTCAACCCTCATAAACAAGTTCACCTTTCAGTTCAGCAATCTTAGCAGTTGCAAAGCACTCAACACAAGTCCAAAAAGTTTCGCCACTCACCATATTTTCTTCACAAAAATGAGAGGCAACATCCTCAAGAATACCATTGAGTTCATCAAGTTGGGTGCGGTCAATCTGCATGGTAGGTACTGGTCTTGCTTACCTATCCATCATAGCATCATGGGCAGCAATCTGCCAACTTAGTGGACAGTTCCTGAACTGTCCCCTTGAGGGAATTGATCTGTTCTTGCTGTTCCTTGATTGCCTCTACTAATAGTGCGGTTATATTTTTATAGTGGAGAATTTTAAATCCCTCAGAATCCTCTTGAACAAGATCAGGAACAATTTTTTCAACTTCCTGAGCTATCATCCCAATTTCATGTCTCTCAATATCTACTCTGTCGTATTCTACACCCTGTAAATTTAGAACTTTTTCTAAGCAATTTTGAAGTGGTTTAATATTGGTCTTTACTTTAATATCAGATACTGTATCTACAGGAACTCCATTTTTTAATAATACTCCAATAACATTTAATTTCCCAAAATACTTACCAAAAGGAGATGCAGCATTCCATTTTGGAGTAGCTTCAAATTTCTTTTTAATTGCATCTACTTTAAATCCTAAGTCAAATTTACCTCCAAAAGTATTACTTACCCCAAACTTTAAGTGAGATCCAAAAGCATTAGATAATCCAAATGCATTATGTGTTCCAATTTGATTGGTCAATCCATTAAGTTGATTAATTCCTGTAGTTTGTAGTGCAAAAGGTCTAGTTGGATCTAAACTTTGCCAAATGTCAACAGTAGCTAAAGGGGGAGCTGCTGCTAATCCAGCTTGAACTCCTTCTGTTTCTACAGTATTAATAAATGCCATAATTAACAACCAGCATCAGGTAAAATTGTTTCTATAATTTTTTCCACTAGTTCATTAAGACTAGTTGGAATTAATTTAGCTCTAGGTTCTATAATGGTAACGCCACCAGTACCTCTAATGTATGTAGGACCTTTACTTGAAATTATTAATTTATTTTTAGCACCAATAGCAATATTAGCAGCACATATTCTTACTGTATCTGCTGCTTCTATCTCAATGTTATTAGAAGATCTAAAGACCAAAGTTTGATCACTAGCAGAAGACTCAAACCTAATAACTCTTGCTGCTAATGTAAGTTCTCCACCTCTAGCATCAATTCTAATATTATTTCCTTGTATATTTAATCCATCTTTAGCATTACTATTAATATTATCGGATTCTCTTGCTGTGGGATTGCTAGTCAGTTCAAATCCACCATCATCAAATAATTTTAAATGTCCATTTGATGCTGAATGAAGTTCTACTTGTCTTGGTCTTTTTACCTTTGTTCCTCCTTTGTCTGATCCAATGAACAAAGATCCAAATCTAGAATCATTAAATACATACCCTGGTTGTGGCTCACTCATGATTTTCTGCACAAAGAATTACTTGTTCAACTTTTTGTCTATTGGTTTCTATAGACACTGGTTTTATAGGTCTAAACTCTAAAACTGGAAGTAAAGTAGCACCAAAACCATCTTCAGTATTTATTACTAATTCTGGATATACTCTGATTGCAGTTCCAGGATTTACTATGGTTACTCCTATTATTCTACCATCAGGATCTACTTTAGGATAAATTTCTACATCAGTAGTGCAAGTTGAATTTATTATTTTATCTGTAGTCTTGTAAGAAATTCCAGTGTTTAAAACTATAACATCTTTAATAAATGCTACAACTTCATTTCCATTTTCATCAACTGGATTTACATCACAAGGATCTGTTTTAGTTCCATCCGATCCAGTAGCAGTTCCACCAGTTCCATCAGTTCCAGTTCCACCAGTTCCAGTTCCAGTAGTTCCATCAGTTCCAGTTCCAGTAGTTCCATCAGTTCCAGTTCCATCAGTTCCAGTAGAAACACTATCTGGTCCAATATATCCAGATCCTGGATATGTAATTACTACTCTATTAATTGATCCATTTGGATTCAATGTAGAATATGCTCTTGCTCCAACTCCATTGTCACAATTATCATCTATAGAAATATAAGGTTCTGATGTATATCCAGATCCTGGGTCTAAAATATTAACTCCAATAATTTGTCCAAAAGTATCTACAATAGCACTACCAGAAGCACCAGATCCCCCTCCCCCAAATATAGTAACCTTAGGGAATCCACAATCAAGAATAGAAGAATCACATCCACCAGAAAATCCTAAGGCATTATTTAATCCAAACCCCAATCCAGGAATTAATTCTCCATTTGATCCTGTAGTAACTCCTTCACCTATTCCAACAGAACCAAACCAAGTTTTAGCTTGAGATGTTCCATCATTAAATAAATTTCTAACACCTTGAGCAGGACTATAATTTAAAATTTTGGCAAAGTTAACATCACCCTTTGGAACATATCCTTTATTCATTTCATAATCAAAAACTGCTTGACACTCTGCATTTTCACAAGTTAAGAAAGATAAAGCTAATCTTGCATATCCTATTGCTTTTGCAATATATGAAGTAATTTTTCCAATACCTCCTCCAAGAATTGAAGTAACTTCAGATAATGCTGGACCTATTGCTTCCTGAATCTCATTAGCAAGAGATTGCATAATGCTTCCAATAAAACTTTCTGCTGCACAAAGTGGAATGGATACTACTTTTCCAACCATCTGGAAAAGAAAATCAAATACAAATTTAAATAATTTTTTAAGAATATTTTGAAAAAGACACCAAATTCCATCTACTATTTTATCAGTAGCTATTTTTTTAATTAATATTAAATCTTTAGGAAGGAATCCTTCTATAATACCCTTCAACTTATCATATATTTCTGCAATTATAGTGTCTCTTACTATTTTAATATACTCAGAAATGCCATCAGAAACTGCTGTTGCTATTTCAAAAATTAAAGATGGAATATCTTGAATATAATTGAGAACTGGATTTATATAAGTGTCTGCAAAATTAGTAATGGTGTTTAATATTTTTACGAATTTTCTTAAAGCTTGTGCTATTTTTCCAAAAATATCTTCACTACTCTTACATGAAGGAACTATAGTTACTACTTGACTCTCATTAGATGCTGCTGTTTTTTGTCTTTGTGTCTCTTTATTTTCCCCTTTTGCATTTGGAATAGTTCCATCTGCATTTGGAATTCCTGCCTCAGGAGGCTTTCCAGTTTCTGCTATAATATTACTTTGATTGACTTGAGATCCTGGTTCTGCTTTAAATGGTTTAAATCCATTAGTTCCAGTATTCCATCCATTTGGATGAACAATAGTAGCCCCAGAAAAAAGAGCACCTATTACAACTGGTTGTTGTCCATCTTCCCCATCAGCAAAAAATCCAATGACAGTCTCTGATCCTCTTGGATTAAAACTTACTCCAGTACCACCTTCACCAACACCCATATTTAATGGTATTAATACATGAGCCCAAGGAAGATCTTCATCCTTGACTATACTAGCAGCATCAGGGTGATGTCCAATAATTCTAACCTTTACTTTATAACCATTTTCCGTGTTTTTAAATTTGGTAACTTGTCCAACAAACCACCTAAAAGAATCTTTACCAATAAAATTTGGATTAACTAAACTTTGTTCTAGTAACATTATAAATCGTAAATTTTACATTCTAGTGAACTTGGATTGTCATTACAATATAATTCAAAAGGAGTTGGATCATGATCATCATTTGGATGAGTCATTCTATATCTATTAAGTTCATCCAACTCACCTTCAAGATGCCTTTTTCTTTGAGAATTTATCAAAGGATCTGAAAGTTGTTGAATGTCTTGTTCTAGGTGATCTTGAATTGATTTATGGTTCATTTTGCTACTCCATAAGAATCTCTTAGTAGTTCTAACCCAGTAAGACCTTTTACGCCTTCTAGTGAATGCTTTAATTTACTTATCAAATATTTTCCAGATTTACTATTATCTTTTAATCCTTTTTTATCTTTGTCTTTTGTGATATTTGGAAATTCTAGTTCAATAACATCGCCAACACACAAGTTTAAATTTAATGGTATAGTTATATTTAACGTTTGACTAAACAACAAATTATATCTAGTAACACTTTGAGCCTGATACTTCATTCTGTTATCCAAGGTTTCTAATTTTCCACTCTTATTCATCTGTCCATTATCTAACATTCTAACCATCAATCTAGATGGAGAATCTTGAAGACCATTTGGAATTATTGGAGATGAATCTTTATTGCTGGCATGATTCATTATATTATAACTTTCAGACAACTTATACTTGTTAGCATAAAATTTTCTAGCATTGAAATCTAGAAAGTAATTCATACTACAATACATTCCAACTGTTAAATTGTCTATTACATTTACATTCTTACTAAAAATTGGAGTGGTTATCATCTTAAAGTTTATTCTAGAATCTGCTGGAGTTAAAACAGTTTCACTATAAAAATACTTTTCAGCAGGTTGTCTATCTGGAGAAAAAAGAAAATCTACACTCTTATAATTATATCCATTTTTATTTTCATAAAATAAATATCCAGCAGTTCCTTTTTCTGTTCCTGAAGAACCCGAAGAAGTTTGTGGAATACCTTTTGGTAACAACCATGTCAAAACAGTAAATGGTTTTCTGGCATTCCCCATAAAAGAATAAGAATTTACTGTAGAATCAATAGTGGAAGAACTAAATCTTTTAGTGTCTAACTCCTCTGTTAATATCTTAACTACAGTTTTATCAATAGTACTATCATATCTCCTGAAGACTCTAGCAGTTTCATTAGTTAAAAGTTCTCTAGGAACTAACTCCATAGAAAGAAGTTCTTTTGTTGATTGTGTACTAGATCCACCTATTCTGCTTATATAAAATACTTTACTTGTCTCATCAAATAGAATTTTTTTACCTGTTGCAGGTTGAGATATATGCAGTCTTACTTTTTCTCCTCCTCTTAATTTTAAGTTAGAAATAATTCCACTAGTATTAAGCAGCACCAGACTTACATATACTACTGGAGATAATATATTTTCAATATATTCTATTGATGCAACAGTTTCCAACAGAGAAATGAATTTCCCTTCTGATATTTCTACTGAAAATTCTAATATTTTGTAATTAAAATATGATGCCATTATGAAAATGCCTTATACATTATGGATCTTTCTAGACTCTTTTCATTATTTAGAGGCATCTGTGGTGATGCTCCCATAGCCATCTGTTGAGTTTGAGGTGGTAATGGAAATGGAACAGTGATGGATCTTGTCATTGGAGAATTAATTGCTGATACAATAGGATTTCTTTTTATTGGATCTACATTAGAAGATTGAATTTGAGTTCCAGATTGAACTGGAATTCCTAGATCTTGTAATTGTTGTAAAGTGGATGGTCTTGATTGAACAGGTCTAGGTGGTTGAGGAGTACCAGAAGGTCTAGGTGGTTGAGGAGTACCAGAAGGTCTAGGTGGTTGAGGAGTACCAGAAGGTCTAGGTGTTGGAACAGCATCAGGACCTCTAGATCTTTGTCTTTCTAAATTGTAGAAGTCATTCATAAATGCCCTGACTTTTGCAGATCCTGCATATTCTCTTTGTCCTATAGGACTTCCTGGACTTCCTCCCCACTGTCTCCCAGGAACATCAAATGCACGTCCAGAGTAATGAGCAGATCCTGGGCTATGTCCTTCTGTTACCCCAAGTTCAGTTACAGTAAGTCCTTTACTCTGTAAGAAATCATAAGCTCTTTTTGCAGTGGCTGCATCTTTAAATGCTAAGTGATCATGATAATTAGATACTGTTCCATGAGATGCATCATATGCTCCCCCAGGAGCATTTGGATCTCCAGTCAAATACTGAGAGAATGATGATTCATTTGTAAACTCATATCCTGCTGCTGAAATTGGAGTTGACCCACCACCCAAGTCTTCAATTCTTGCTGCTGTTTCTCTTACTTGTTGTTCATTCATTCCCATAGTGCCATTAAATCCTTTAACAAACTCATCAAACTTTATTAATGCTTTTTCATAACTTATAAGAGTTGTTTTAAAAGATAAAGTAGAACTACTTGCTCTAGTTTGTTCTTTTTGTTTTTGTGTTTCTTCTTTTAGTCTATCTTCTATCTTTGTTTGTTGTGGTTGTACTAATTTATTTTTCTCCTCTTCTCTTGAACTTGCCCCAGATAAATCTCTAATTAAATTAGTTGCATCCAAAGCAAAAGATGCTACAGAAAGTAACCCTGCAACAGGTAATCCAATTCCAGTTACAGCACTTGCTGCAGCAGCAGCATCTAAAGCAGCAGCAGTTCCAGCAATTGCAGATCCAGTTTGATCTCCAGATTGAGATCTAAGTGCGGCATCTGCAACACCAACTGCAGCACCAACTCCAGGAATTAATGCTGCCCCAAATCTACCAAATGCCTTTCCTACTTTTGCTCCTTTTGTTGCAGTTTCTACTGCCTCTCCTGCAAATTTTTTATTTGCTGCTCTTTCACCATATCTTCTTGTATATCTTTCTCTTATGTCTTTTTCTGCACCAGCATATCCCCCTTTATCTCCATACCTTCCCTGCTTTGCCCTTTCCCATCCCAAATTATTACCATAGTTTCTAGGAATTTTTTGATTCTTTCCAAAAAATCCTTTAGCAGCACCACCAAGCATGGCTGGTCCAAGTAATAGTCCCCCAGCAAGTAATGATTGTCCAAGTCCAGTAAATATATCTCCCTTTCCAAAATTTAAGAATGCTTTAAATGCTGCTAGTTGCGCAAGATTATTAAATACATCATCTTGTCCAGAAAAAAAGTTACTTTTAAATTCTGGTAAAGCATTTTTAGGAGATAATTTTTTACGTAATGTTTTTTTCTGCTTAGATTCTTCTTGCTTTTCTATAGAATCTAATCTTTTTTTATACCTAGTTAAAACTGATAGTTGAGTTTTCTTTTGATAAACTCCTTTCTCAAAAATAGTTCTTAATTTTTTAGAAGTTTTTTTAGTGTCTGCACTAATAGCAATAAGCGATTTTATTTTTGTTGTCTTAGCAACTATGGTTGGAGTTGTAGTTGGCTCCTCTTTAGGGAGGTTTAATAACTTAGTAACTTCCATATAAATTTAATCCCCCTTTTGTTAACCCTGAAAATATATCACCAGGATAATTTGGGTCAATGTTTGGAAGGTTAGTTCCTGCATTTGGTGCTACTGCTCCTGGTTTATTTGAAGAAACTGGGACTACAGTAACTGAAAGATTTGGTTGAGATCCTGATCCAGATAAAGCACTTGCTCCTCTACCAACTGGTCTTGGAGATGGTTGAATTGTGGGTTGGTTTGGAGTAATGGATGGACTTGAATTTAATGGTATAAAAATAGTATTAGCATCACCACCAGTACGGGCACCAATGCCCATAATATTTCTCATATGAACAGGTATATTATTACCATCAGATGAGGGAGAATATTTTTGCAAAATAGATTGAAGATCTTTTCTCCCTTCTCCATAATAATATCCTTTAGGATCCCTAAGTGCTCTTGCTAATCCCTGTGTAGATTCTGCATAAGATCCATAAGTTTGGTTTCGATATACTCCATAGTTAAATGGATTATTTCTACCAACTGCTTTTCCTTTAGATCCAAAACTAGATTCAGCACCAGCAAGTCCTGCTACAAATGCAGGATTCAATCCTTCTTTGAGAGCCATATTGTATACTGCTTCTGCTTCTGCTTCCATAGGAGTTCCTTTAAGAACACTCTTAAATTGATCCAAAGTTGAAATTGATCCCTGATCAACTGTCAATCCTGGTATATCATATGGATTAGCCATAGACCCACCTCCACCTCCTCCAGAAGATGATGACCTTTGCTGACCACTTTCACCCATAGTTTTTTTGTAAGTTTCAATAAAAAATTCAAGTGCTTTCTCAAATCTTATGTTTAATGCTTCAAACTTTTTGAGATCTTCTTGAGCTATTGAACTTACTTCAGGAGAAGATTTTTGTTGGAGAGTTAGTTCTTCTAATCTTTTTTGTGTTTCTGGTTGTTGGACTGATTCTTGTTGTTGATTTTGATTGGATATTGATAAAGCAGATCCTAATGCCAGTGCTCCAGTACCTAAAGATGCAATCTTAGCCCACTTCCCAAACCCAGCAGACGATGGTGCAATAGGTGCTCTTCTCATTCCACCACCAACACCCCTTGAAATTCCACCACCAACTGCTCTACCTGCCATTGATGCTAGGAGGTTCTTAAGTATTCCTCCAGCAATCATCATTCCAATCTTTGGTAAGAACGATAATCCAATACCAAAAAGACCTTTAAATACTGAAGAAATATCTCCATTCAAAATGCCAAGAAGCATTTTTAATAATGCCAGAGATCTTATTGCTCCACCAGCACCAGAAAAGAAATTACTTATAAAAGGTTTGATAGACTCTGCTACACTTTTTTTATCTGATCCAAGTTCTTTCTTTGTAAGTTTTCTTCCTCTATTTGCTACTCTTTTTTTATACTCATCTACTTCTTGTTTGTTTTTTTCTTTTGTAGTTTTAAAGTCTTCCTCTATTACTTCCTTTATGGCATCTAAATCATTATTAATTTGAACAAAGTTTAATAACAATCTTCCGAAGGAAGAAGAGTCTTCTTCTTCTTTTGGTTGTATATTTGATGTATCTACAGGAGATGATATCTTTTGTACTAATTCCGAAGGGATAGATCTTTTTGGAATTATCCCCTGCATTTTAGTCACATTCAGAGACATTTTTTTGCCAGGTCTGAATGAAGTTGCTCCAGAAATAAATGATGTTGCTTTTTGTTTCCTTTCTTCTTGTATCTCTTTTAGTCTAGATTCTATTGCAGCATCTTCAATCTTTTGATTAGTCTGTTGTTGAAAGGGTTTCTCAAGAAACTCTTCTACCAACCACTTCTGATATGCTTCAGCATTATATGCACCACCATACTTATCATTCTGACTAACTTGTGGATACTGACCATACTTTTTAATATTTGCAATCAATTTATCAGCATCAGCATCACCAAGTTTTACATAAGATGTAAAGTTTTCACTCAACCCTTCTACTCGTCTGCCAGTTAATTTTCCTTTAAGACGCAACCAAGTTCTCTCACCAACCTTATCAGCAGGCCAATAAGGTTGCTTTGGGTCTAGTATTCCAGATGGTGCATCTGTTACGTTCATCTATTTGCCTTGGCTGCTTTTTTTTCTTCATCTTCAATATATTGTTCCAACAAGGAAAGATAAACTTCTCTTTCCCAAGGCATCATGTTTTCAATATCTGTCAATGAATATTTATGATGCTGCATCAAAGCAAAATTAATTCTATAGAAAGTTTCTAAACTTTCATGCCCCATCACTATCCGAAAAAACTTGATAACCCTTCTAATATTATCTCATTTTCTACTTTAGTTTTTGGATTAGTTACTTTAAGTGTATGAGATAACTTAGGCATTGTATCAAAAAACTTTTCAATATTTTTAAATTGCAAGGAATCAAAAGTTTGTAACCATTCTACAAGTTCCTTCTTAGTTAAATCAGAAGCAGACCAAGATTCTTCTTTGGTATAAACCATATCAACACAAGATGCTACAACATCAAAAGATTTATTGATAGTTTCTTCACTATTATTTGGTTTAGTAAAATCAAAATTATTATCAATGAATTCTTGAAGAGAAGGATACTTCATCTTCACTGTGATACTATCATCAACTTTAATTTCAGAACTATGACCTTCTGGAACATCAACTTCAATTTCATCAACACTTATGCTTACTTCTACTTGTGTTTCATTATCATCTGGACAAGTAACAATAAGATCTATTAGAGCACCTACTGATTTTGCTCTAATGTTTAAAAACAAATATTCAATATCAAAACTAGGAAGAGTTTCTACTTTAATTCCTCTAGTAAGAATACACTCTTTCAATACATTTTTAATTGCATCTCTAATTTCGCTAGGACTTTCACTCTCCATAGCGATGATTAGAATTTTTTCTTCCCTAACTAAAAATGGCCTATATTTAATTTGCTTTTTATTAGAAGGAAGAGTCAACTCATAAGAAGGAGTTACTACTTTTGGTAAAGGCATTTTGAAATATACAATTCAGGTATGATTATTTATCCAACATTCCTTGGATTAGGATTTAGTCCAGTGGTAGGAATATTTTGATTAATTAATCTAACTTGGTTATTTAATTCACCTAATGTTCCTGTATCTCCTCCTGGACCTACAACACGAGCACGTCCTTCATCATTACCACCAATTTGTCTATCATCAGCAAAGGGTGTATATCTATACACATCATAATTAAATGTTACTGTAGTTCTTAATATGTCTGCTTGACCATAAGATACAGGGATAGAAATTATGTTTATTGGATAAGCATTTAGAAGCTTGTACTCAACCCTATTTCTAGGCATAGAATACATACCAGCTTTAACTAATCTTTGACTAGGTTCTCTAAAGTTTTTTTCAAATTTTGTAATTATAACATTTGTTTCGTACTTATCTGGATATTGAAACTTATTATATGAATCAATATTTCCACTCTCTCCTTCATTTGGAGATATTTTTGACATCCATTGCTCAAAGAATTCTATAACCTTATAGTCTTGATCTATATAAAAACTTACATCCACTGAAGGATAAACTCTTTTATTTGCATACTGCTCTGTGATTCCTTGTCTGTCTCCAAAAACTTGACCAGTTTCAAATGAAGTTCCTGGAAGAACAGCTTCATATGCCAAAAAATTTACATCATCATTATCTGCGTTACCATATTTGCCAGGAATAAAAACACTAAAGTATGATGTTAGAGCAGGTTTAAACTTTTTTATTAACTGATCAGTTGTATAATATAATTGTTGGTAATTAGTTACTGTCATCTAAATAACTTAAGTGCCTTATAATATATGTATGAGTTATAAGGGAATATTTAAACCATCAGTTCCTCAAAAATATATTGGAGATTATAGTAATATAATCTACAGATCTTTATGGGAATTAAAGTTTATGAATTACTGTGATAAGAATGAAAATATTATTAAATGGTCTAGTGAAGAAATTTGGATACCATACGTATCTCCATTAGATAAAAGAATTCATAAGTACTTTCCTGATTTTTACATCAAGTACATAGACAAAGAGAAATCTATAAGTGAAAGTCTAATAGAAGTAAAACCAAAAAGACAAGTTGCTGGACCTAAACTTGGTAAAAAAGTTTCTCAGAAACAAGTATATGAAATAAAGGAGTTTGCAAAAAATCAAGCAAAGTGGGCTGCTGCAGAAGAATTTTGTGCTGATAGAAAATGGAAATTTCAAATACTAACGGAGGATAACCTTGGCGTATAAAACCATTTTTGAAGAAGTTAAAGAAAAATCAAATCAAGAATTAAAAGGAACTCCTTCTAGAGAATGGTATAGAACTCAAGTATTTGCTGCTAAAACTATACAATATGAAAATGATCCTACAAAATTAATCAGACAAGAGAATTATGATCAGTCTGACAATGTTTTAAAAAGAGATCAAAATACAATGAGGGTATTCCCAAAATTGTTTAGTCTTATGCTCTTCCAGTATAAAGCAAAGTATAGAGAAGAACTTCCATACTATGATAAATATCCTTTGGCATTTGTATTAGACTTTAAACCAAAATCATTCTTTGCTGTAAATTTACATTACTATAAACCAGAACAAAGAATAGGAATAGTTCAAAGTTTGATCAAAAATAAAATTCCAAGATTTGAAACTGGAGCACATAAATACTTATTATCAGAGGTTAAAACCCCTTACCTAGATCTTGCTGAAGCAGAATGGGAAACCATATGTGTACTACCATTAGAAGAATTTGTGATGGATTTGGGTGGTGTAGAAATTCCAATTCCATCAAATAAAGTGTGGGGAAGATAAATGTCTATAGTTTCTGGAGACAAGCAAGTAAAACCAGGATGGTATCAAGATGGTAGTGACCCAGATATTTACCGAGCTTACATAAACAAATCTACAGTAGGAAACGCTCCCTCAGATTTAATTTATGAATTCAACACAAGAACTGGAGGGTCTAATATTTTAACTAGTGGAATAAACAGACAAAATATATGGCAAGTAAATGGAAGTGCTCCATATAAACCAGTAAATGTAAATTCCCAGTTAATAAAAGATCTTAAGGCTGGAGGAGGACTAGATGTTACTGCTCTACAAAGAGTAGATCAATCTTATGCAAATTGGGCAAGAGAAAATTTAGATCTTACTGGAGTTCAAGAACAAAGATTAAACTCTTTAGGTAGATTTAATCAAGCACAACAACCAGCTCCACCAAATAGAGATCCAAATGCTCCTGATGCAGGATCTAATCCTTCAAATACAGGAGGTGCTGGAGGATCAGTATCATTTGACAAAAATATACTAAGTACATATGGAAAAAATGAAAACTATCCAGAAAATATTAGATATCCAGAAAATATAAATCAAGGTCAAGATCATATGGTAATAAGTCAATTTAAATATGTTGTTCCTGATGTATTTAAATCTGGGTTTGATTCCACAAATGCAGGTAATATTTTAGGTGATATATCTTTAAGTGCAAGGCAATTTGGTACAGTAAAGACAGACTCAAAAGGATCTGTAACTCTTCCTATGCCAAGCAATATATCTGAGGCAAATGAAACTGGATGGGGGTCAAATGAACTTTCTACTTTATCAGCAGCAGCATTAGCAACAGGAGTAGGTCTAGCAGGCGATATCACTAACTTAGATTTTGCTGGGGTTAAAACCAATTTAGGTCAAGGACTTCAAGGAGTTAGAGGTGCTGCTGCTTCAAAAGCTATAGTAGACTTAGCAACTTTAAATGCTGGAGCAAAAATAGTTAGCACGTTGGGACTTAATGTAGATCCATCTGCATTCAGATCAAGAGCTACAGGAACAGTAGTCAACCCAAATCTTGAATTGTTATTCCAAGGTCCAAAATTAAGGTCATTTCAATTCCAAATTAAAATGACACCAAGAAGTCAAAAAGAAGCACAAAATATTAGAAGGATTATTAAATTCTTTAAGAAAGGAATGGCTGCTCAAAGATCAAATATAGGAGAAAATTCATTTTTCTTAGGAGCACCAAATGTATTTCAAATTAGATTTATGTCAAATGGTAAACAATTAAAAAGTATTACTCAAATTAAAACCTGTGCCCTAACTAATTTTACAGTTGACTATACCGCAGATGGTTTATATGCATCCTATGAAGATTCATCTGCCAATGGTTCTCAACCAATAGCAACTAATATAACTATGTCATTCTCAGAGTTAACCCCAATATATGAAGATAACTATGGAGCAGATGATCATGTTGGATTTGGAGATGATCCAAATCTTGACAGTTTAGAATCATATAACTTTACAGGAACAGGAGAGACTCCAAATAATTCTGACAATTCTGGATCTTCAGCAGGAGGGGCAAGTGCTGCAGTAGCATTACCAACAAGAGTATTTCAACCAGGAGGATCAACTGCAGTTCCAGGACTTGACTTTGATCCTAATGCATTTGGTCAAGATTTTGGACTTGGAGTAAGAGGAGTATAACATGTCATACTTTAGAAACTTTTCGGATATTTTATATCCTTCTCAACTACAATCTAAAAATTCATCCTCTGATTTAATAAGAGTTAAAAATCTTTTTCGTAGATCTAAAATTCGTGAAGACATACTTAATAGTGCAGTGGCATTTACTAAGTATAAAGTTATTGGCGAAGAAAGACCAGAACAAGTTGCAGAAAAAATATATGGAAGTCCTTCATTTGATTGGGTAGTTTTACTATCAAACAATATAATTAATGTTAGAACTGAATGGCCCTTATCAGACTCTGAATTTGATGAGTATATTTTTAGAAAATATACTTCACAACAATTAACAGAAGCACATCACTATGAAACAGTATCTCACTATGATAGAAGAGGAAAACTTATAGTCCCCTCTGAAAAACTAGTTGATTCTAATTTTACTGTTACATACTTTGAACCATCTATTCAACAGATTAATGTAATCACTGTACCATTTTCATTTGATTCAACATTACAAAAATTTGATTCAACTTTGGTTAAATTTGACTCAGCACAAGTAGTAGAAAACATACAAGGAGATACAGTTACTATCAACCCAGTAAAATCAGTGAGCATTTATGAGTATGAGATTGCTCAAAATGATAAGAAGAGAAATATCTATGTACTAAAACCAAGATTCTTACAGACTATTATAGATGATATGGAAGAAATAATGTCCTATGGATTTTCAACTCAGTATGTAGATATAAAAACAAAAAAAGGAGGTGACTAAGCACCTCCTTGATATAATCATTCTTCAGCCAATCTTTGGAAATAACTCAGAGCATCATCATCTTCATCATCAGAAGATTGTGATGCTTTACTATTAGAAGTAAACCTAGGAAGATCAACTACTTCTTCTTCTAGAACACCACGACTATCATCTTCTCCTTCAGTAGATTCATCTTGCTTAGGAGTAGTCTTCTTACCAAGAACTGCTTTCAGTCTGCTATCAAGTTGCTCATAAGGCTTAAAGTTTTCCACCTTCATAAACTCCTGAAGAGAGTATGCCTTTTTCCAAATTCCTTCAAGGGTATCATCCTCAAAGTTACCCAAGGTTGATGGAGCCTCAAACTCAGACTTATCATAGTTCCAATAACCATCCTTCTTGGTGATCTTCACTTTGAAGTTTGCACCATTCCAGAAGTCAAAAGGATCAATAGGAGTCTCATCATCGAACTCTGGTTGCATAGCAGCAGAGATCTTATCAAAGATCTTCTTGCCATACTTAAACAGGAACACCTTACCTTCATTCTCAGGGTGTGCCTTGTCACTCACAACATAGATGTTGGAGTAGTAAGAAAGTTTACGCTTTCTTTGACGAACAATTTCTTGGTTTGCTTTGCTTCCAGTATTCCACAGTTCACGATTTGCTTCGCAAACTGGACACTGTTGACCAAGAGTTGTAAGACAATTATCAATTAACCATCCACCAGTTCCCTGGAAGGCATGATTATATACTTTTGCCCATGGAAGATCTTCTCCCTCTGGAGCAGTAAGAAATCTAATAACTGCAAATCCATTACCTGCTTTGTCTACTTCAGGTTTCCACAGTCTATCATCTGCAGAATTACTTGAAGTATTCATCTTCTCTACTTCTTGTACTAGTTTAGAAGTAAGAGAACCAAGCTTGGATTGTTTTTTAATGTCTGAAAAGGACATGGATTACCTCGGATTAATTGGATTGATCGGATTGAGATCACAAGAGTATTATAGCACAACCAAACACTCTTGTCAACCTTATTTATCTGTTCTTTTTCTAAGACTATCAATTGTTTTCTGCATAGATTTAAATACAACATTCACATCAGGATTTGGTCCAAACCCTAATATCTTTGCTGATTCTATCATTTGTTCTTTCAGTCTCAGAGCATCTGGATCATCAGAAAGAGTTAGTCTAGTATAAAGAATTTGTTGTTTTTCTAAAAGTTCAGAAAGAAGATTTATATGTTCTAATTTTTCATTAGCATCCATAATGAAAAATGATGGAAGTTCTTTTACGATCTTCTTTTGAATCTTTGCAATAGTATTCATTTCTTCTTGAACCATTTCTGAATCAAAAAAAGACATTTTATTCTCCTGTAATTGTATCCTTTAAAATCTTCTTATACTTGAACACATCGATATTTAGAAATGGTGTGTACTTCTTTATTTTTAATGACACAGATTCCCAAATTGGATCTAAAAGTTTCTTGTCAAAATTGTTCCTGAACAGGAATATCTTATCCCAAATCACTAGTGTTTCTATATCAATTTTCCCGCCCAGGAACATTTTAAGAATAGGAGGATGTTGCCTTGAACAATCAAATAACTCTTCTAAGTTGCTTGAAGACAACATCTCTTGTGATTGTTGGGTAAAAATATACTGCAAACTTTGCTGTCTTTTAACCCACTCCTTGTAATAAATATCTCCTGCTCTGATGACATTACCAATCCACAAACTGTTTGGATCATCTGCTTCTACAAAATTAGCGATGCAGAAGTTTTTAATCTCCTCATCGCTCTTTTGTCTGCTAAGTTTTTCAAACCAATACTTATCTTTTCTTTTATTAAATGATTCTATTGATGCTCTAGACCTACCTGCATACTTGTGATAATCATAATTGTTTTTGCTAAAATGATTTTTCAGTGCAAGGTAAGTTTTATAAGCATCAAATGGTGTCATATTAAAAGTTTTGCTCTAGATGTACGCTTTAGAAAATTTAAATTGATAGCATCACATTTGAGTTTTTCTTTCAAAGGTTTGCTAATTAGTTTACCAACAGAATCTACTTCAATATTATTTTGATCACAATAATGAACTATTGCATCAATATAATTCATATTTTTATTAACCTTAACTAGATCTTCAATTAGTTGAGAAAATTTTGCTTGGCATAAAAACTTTGATTCTAATGCAGATTTTAATTTACTTTCCATATTCTTTTAATTTAAATTGTATAAAATCTTTAATGTACTGTGAAAGAAGTTTGATGTATTTCATTTTATCATACTCTTCATAAACAACGCAATCACCATCTTCACAAGCCATGATAATGACAAGTTTTTTAACCGAGATTCCAGTCAATTCATAAAACATGCAGGCATATGCTGCTGCTTGTACAAAATAATGCTCAACCCATTCTTTAGGTTTTGGCTTCTTAGAAGTTTTAAAGTCAATTACAGAGAGTTCTCCATTGTATTCTGCAATACAATCAACTGTACCTGCAATTCCTAATTGCTTGCTGTACAGAGAACTCTCTAAAGCATGAATATTATTTATCTTATCAATATCTGGTTTAATGATTTTAAATAAATGTTTAGAAATAATTTGAACTTCTGGAAGTTCTAAAGAATTGAAAAGATAATTTTCTACTAGAGAGTGTAAATCTGTTCCTCTACTTGTTGCTGCTTTATTGACTCTATTTGCTTTTTCTTCTCCTACCTTTTTTCTCCAGTTCTCGAAAATATGTTTATTGTGGTGACTGGTTACAGAAGTAATAGAGACAAACTTTAGAAGTTCATCTCCATCAGGTACTTTATAATATCTTACACCATCAATGGTCTCCCTCTCTAATTGAGGGAGACTAATATCAATATGATTAAACATTAAAAACCAGCAGCTATTTTATTAACAATATAAGATTTAACTAATCCAGACCTAACAATATCATCTACACCAAATTCAATGGTTTCAAATTCAGGCATTCTTTGAATGATTTTCATAAAATCTAAAATACCATTTCTTTCATTGTTCTTAGTTAAATCTGATTGTGTAGCATCTCCACAAAACACAATCCTTGAGTTGTCTCCAACCCTTGTAATTATACTATCAAGTTCATGAAAGTTCAAGTTTTGTGCTTCATCTACAATGATAATAGAATTGTCTAAGGTTGTTCCTCTAATAAAAGAAGTACTCCAAAAAGTAACAGTCTCTTGAGTTTTTAAACTTCCATAGAGCATTTCAAATTCTGCATCAGATGGCATTTCAAACATGTACTTGACCATGTTCTTATATGGGATCTGATAAAGTGCAGACTTATCATCATGGTCCCCAGGAAGAAACCCAATTTCTCTAGTTGCAACTAGAGATCTAACAATAACAATCTTTTGATATGGAGTAATTTCACTAAGAACATCTTTAAGTGCTAAGTATAACGCACAAAATGTTTTACCAGTTCCAGCACAACCATAAACAAAAAGATGTTTATCTGAATTATAAGCATCAAAAAGTTTACCTTGATTTTCAGTTACTGGATTTATATCCAGTAATAGATCTGTATTGATTGGTTTCCTTCTTTTCATTTGTTTTGAAGTCATCCCAATGCCAATTGGATGCAGGTCATTGCTTCTTTTTTTTCTTGTCATTAGATTTTTTTTACTCTAGAGCCAGGGGCTTTACTTGCTTTACCTAGGACATCATTCCATCCTGGATTTCTACTAATTAGTTTGTTTCTCCAATCACCAGTTTCTCCTGGACTTGCACATCCTTGTGACCAATCTCTTTTCCATTCTGGATTATCGTTATACCATTGAGTAATTTCATTAATACTCATTTCTACAACTTTAGTTTCCCCAGTTTCCTTGTGTATAATCGGATAAATTGCCATAAGATATATCAAATACAAAAATATTTATTCTATACAAATAGACGGAGCATCTTGACACTCTGGACATTCTTCACGAGTCCACTCAAGAGCAGCAGATACTGCAGGAAATTGACAGGTAAAGATACAGCGAACTTCTTCTGCAATTTGCATATGTTCTTTTTGAGTTCCATGTGCAGAACGCAGATCAATATAATGCAACCAAGAACGCACAGAACCAGTCATATACAATCTTGTAGGAGTTGCTAAAGGAAGAACAAACCTTGCACACTCTTTTGCCACATCTGCCTCTAGAAGTTCCTTGTAGAGGTTCTGAGCAGCATCAAAGTGATCTTGGATCTTGGAGTAGAGTTCAATCCTAAGGTCTGCTGGAAGGTCATCAGTGGAATTCTGACGGTTCTTTGTATCCTGCCTACGAAGTTCTGGTAGGGGAATATCTGATGTAATCAGATTTGTGTCAGCATACCTCTGGGAGAACTCTTGGAATGTAAAACTCCTATGTCTCAAGATTTGTGCTGCAATTCCTCTAGTAGTTTCAATTTCTAGAGTCATTGTTGCTTGTTCAAACACACTCCAATGATTGTGCTTGATACAATACTTTAGTAGTCCAGCATAGTTTGGGTTCTCTTGGTTGCCTGGATTACTAACTCTGGCAATGTATGCCATTGTTTGTTCAGCATTAGGAGTAACTGAAACTAATTTAACTTTGGAACTCATCATTTTCTCCTTTCATATGTTTTAGTTTAAGTGCATACTGTGCAAGTTTTTTTGCCTTTTTAATATACTTCAGTTCATTTTCCTCATATAACCAAGGTTGTTTAAGGGCTACCTTTGCTAGTCTAGCAGCATCTGAGAACTTCATCAATACACCTCATCATAATCTTCACTGTAAGGAGTGACTATAGCATCATCCTCTATTACAATTTTTGCAGGAGGTCCTTCTATTTCTTCCCTTAAGGAACGAACTAAAAGATCCAGGTTTCTAACAATCATTCTAACTTTTTCTCTATCCATAAAAAATGTATAGTCTCTTTCAATTTTACACAAAAAAAGGAGAGAAGTCAATCTCTCCCTTCTTTTTTTCTTTTAAAGTATTCTTTATAATACTTTTGTTTCATATTTTGAATATACCCATACTCTTCTGGTTCATCTAAGCAATCCAAGATATAAGAAACGCCCTCTAATTCTCCAATTAGACGGGCGATTGTTACTGCTTTAGTGGGATCTACATTCCACTTAGACTTCATAGTAGGCACTAATTACTTTATCATCCCAAGCAGTAGGCAATTGATGCTCTCTTGCTCTCATATGATTGATTCCAGAAACAGGAAGACCCTCTAAGTCCTCTTCATGTAAAATTCCATCTAACTGTTTAATCTCACTGAATGTATGTGGGAACCTAAGTGCTCCACTGTGCCATCCTTCTGTTGACCTATAAGTGCGTGACATAATGTGTATAGCAAACACATCTCTAATTATATGGCTTGTTGTCTCTTTTGTCTATCTTTCAATATAACTTAAAGTGTGATTTGTTGCAAACAGTTGTTGAATGATAATATCACAACCAATTTTAGGATTACAATCACCACAGGTATATACATCTACAGAAGCTTTACCATCCTCTGGCCAAGTATGAATGCTAATATGACTTTCAGACAGCAAACAAAGAACAGTAACTCCTTGTGGGTCAAACTTTTTTGAGATAGTTTTAACCACAGTGGCACCACTTGCAACTGCTGCATTTTCTAGTAAGTCTATAAGGCAACGCTCATCATTCAAAAGAACAAATGAGCATCCATATAGGTTTAGTAAATAATGTTTCCCCATCATATTACTTAGATTTTTTCTTAGGTTTTTCCCCATACATTCTAGGGTTTATAGTTCCATCAGTCCATTGAATTTTTTGAATGCCACCTTTTCCAAGGTCATCATAATAGACATCAAAAATTTCCACTACACTAGATGCTTGAACTATATCATATTTAAGTTTATCCTTATCAATATATGTAACTAAGTAACTATCTCTTGGGAGAGATTTATCTCTTGAGCATTCTTTAGCACAATCTTTATGAATAACCTTCAATTCTACTTACCTCAATTTAATTAAGAGGAGAATTGAATTTCTGGGAAAGCATCTTGAACAACTGCTTTTGTAATTTTAAATCTTTTATGTAGTTGCTTATCTTTCATAACGCAAATTAACTCAGATTCAGATGAATGTAGAGCTTCTAGAAGTTGAATAAACATCACTTCTTTTCTAATTTTAGTAACATTAGTCACCCCTTGAACAAAGTGATTAAACTTCTGCCACTCATGAATAAGTTTTGAGTGTTCTGTGCCAATGGGAGCATCATTAGGGGTATATGGGACCTCTCCAGGAGGTAGATCAGATAATACTTTATCTTCAAAATTCCATATAAGAACTGCTCTAAGAGCAGGGGAATCATAGTGTCTTAAAATTTGAATCTTTTCGTCTCTAGTTTTTGCATTAGAAACTCTTTGAATAATTTCAGACACCAATTGATTTGGTGGTAATTTCATAGGTTTAACTCCAATTAATTAATCTTCAGGATCGTCTTCCTCTAGATCTCCTTCAAATCTAAAGGCAATAATTTCATCAGGAATAACATTTCCATTTTCATCATACATTTCTGGATGTAATCTTGCAACTTGTTGGGACCAAGCATGTTCTCTATAAACCCAACCAACTAATCCTCCAACCACTAAAGACATAATGAAAAACATTACTGAGAAAACTAGTGTTATTGCTATCATTTTAGTACTCCTTACTACTTTTGTCTCTTGATATCAAGAGAAATATTAAAGTAAATGGTTATATCTTTCCTTAAAAAAGAGACCATCTTTTGAAAAACAAATGAAAATGTTTTCTTTTCAGGTGTCCTTCTTCTTAATAGCAACTCAACACCCCTATTAATATCAGGGGTTCTTTGATTATTTATAGAACTCATCAAAGAAGTGATTGTTCACTCAGATATTTAACTGTATCAGAACACCCCCCAAGATGCTTCCCATCCATAATGATTTGAGGAAAAGTAGATCCTTGACCAAATTCTGAATAAAATTCTTCTCTGGTAAAATCAGTACCAAGTTCATATGAAATTACAGGGATCCCTTTTCTGATACTAAGATCCCCAAGAACTGTTTTAATTTTGTCGCAATATGGACAACCTCTTTTGCTGTAAACTGTAAAATTCATAACTTTAAATTCTAACTGGATGTGGTCTACGTGTATTTGATTTTATGGCACAAAGCCAAGCACTTGTTACTGCTATGTTATCTTGCCACCATGTAGTATCAAGTCTAAACTCTTGAAACTTAATTGTATCATTTCTGATAAATTGTGCTTTATCTCTTCTAGTATAATACCAGAAACTATTTTCATTCCAAAAACTAACATGAGTTGGATCTTGGAAAGCTCCTCTTCCATCTGTAGAAGGAACTTCAATGAATGCCCAACCCCCATCACAAAGAACTCTGTAAATTTCTTTCATGGATTTGATTGGATCCTTTAGGTGTTCTAATACATGACTTGCATTAATAACACCAACACTATTGTCTGGCAGTGGAATTCCTTCATTTAAATCACAAGTAATGTCACCACCTTCTTGATCAATAGTAACATATCCAGGTCTTGGAAACAATCCTCCACCAATATCAACCTTCATCAAACCCTTAAGGTCAGCATCTCTTTCTGCTAACAGTTGAGAATATTCCCTCATCAATTCAAAAGTTTTGATTTGAATTGCTTCATTTCTAATCAGTTGAGTATTATCTCCTCCTGGCAACCATCTATAGTAATAAAGAATTTTCTTGATAAATTTAAATTTAGTTTTAAGATAAGTTCTAATTACTAATTCATGATCATCACAGATATTTAACTCTGGATTATGTCCACCCAATTCATGATAGATTTCCTTTCTCCAAGATCTAACATGGTCTGGAGCATACCAAATAATACTTACACTCTGACTGGTTGCTGGGAACTGATCTATTTTCATAAAATCTTCCCCCCTAAAATTGACCCAAGTATTGGTCCATCCATTTTCAGGGTTCCAAGGAACTTTAAACTCGTTCCCTCTCATATCATAAAGAAGATTTTCACTGTAAGCAAATCCAATTTCTTCATCTTGGAAAGCTAGATTGAGTTCCTCTAAACAATCTAAAGAAAGTAAATCATCATGATCTACTTCTACTAGAATATCTCCAGTCCCTAGGAAAAAAGCTTTGTTTTTAATAAACCCAATATTAGAATTAGTTATTCCTGTATGGATCTTTACCTTTTTATCTGCTTTAATTTCATCTGGAATGTCTGAGGTTTTACATTCACCATTCAAATAAAGAATCCATTCCCAATCAGTATAAGTTTGTCCCTTAATTGTCTCATACAATTCAACTAGGAAAGGAATATTTTTTTTACTATGCTCTGGAGTAATAATACTAAACTTGTATTTTTTCATATCAATCAAAGAAAAACATGTGGAACAATCTGGAATCTTCTAATGTTTGGCCAAAGTATTCTGAGGCAGAATGTATACACTTGCCATTAAAAATAACAAGTCTATTAAAAACATTACCAACAGTATCAACTAATTCAAATTTACTTTTATCATAAAAACCTCCAGCAAATGCATTTTCAATCCCAGGATCTGATGTATGCCTTGCTCTAGTTTCTTTATGAGCATACGTAGAAGTTCCACACTCAAAAGGAGCATCTGGAGTTAAGTATACCATGCCTGCCCATTGTTGTAAATCTGTATGATATACAAGAGCATCTTCTGCATTACATGTTTGGAATACTCCATTCACACCATATTCTTCCCAAATATTAATTTGAGATCCAATGATAGATTCAAAAACTTCTTTTGTACCTGGAACAAAAAACTTTTCTTGGGTTCTTTTTCCTTTATAATATCTAAGATCTGCAATAAATTCTTGCTGTAAAGCAAACTCTCTTACTGCATAAGGATCTGAGTAAAAATTATCTACTACAAAGATTCTTTTTGAAAAATCTTGATTAATAGTTGTATTAAACATTATGTTCATGGGACCTATACCTATTAAGTAAATCTTTTATTTCTATTTCTGTGGGATCTTTTTGGAGTATTGGAAGCATGTCATTAATTTGATCATCCTCAAACTCCCACCATCTTAATTTCAAAAGTAGTTCTATAATATTATCTGAGAATCTCTTCCTAATTACTTTAGCTGGGTTTCCTCCAACAACAGTATAGGGTTCTACATCCTTAACCACATGAGAATTATTAGCAATTACTGCTCCATCCCCAATAGTAACTCCACTCATAATAGTTGTATTGGCAGCAATCCAAACATCATTGCCAATAACTACATCACCATTACTGTAATTAATTAAAGGATTTGCTTTATTGAACATATAATATGCTTTAAATGGAAAAGCAGTTGCCCAATTAGTAATGTGATTGCCTCCCAAATAAACAGCTGTATTTGGACCTATGGCAGTATAATTTCCTATGTATAATTTAGTATTTTCAAAGAATTGTTGAATGTGAACATGTCCACATTCTGGTCCATAACTAAATTTTCCCATCTCCCAAGGAACTTCATGATAAGAAGTTCCTTCATTATAAACTCTCATGATTAATAAGCGGTATTAAAAAAGAAAGTTTGGAATAGTCTTCCATTATCTGTGGTAGATCCAAAATAATCTATAGATGAGTGAAAAAGATTTCCTCTATAAAGAATAAGTCTATTAAAAATATTTCCAATTCTATCCACAAGTTCCCATTTGGTCATATCATACCCATCAAATCCATAATCAGTATTAGTATATTGAATTTCTTTAGTTTCTTTATACCTGTATATGGCAGTTCCTCCACTAAGAGGAGCATCTGGAGTTAAGTAACAAACTCCTGCCCACATATTATTGTAATCAGCATGAATCCAAGTTCTATCATTTGCAGTGCAAATTTGAAATGCTCCAGTATATCCTGTCCCATCTGGATTGTTTAACCAATCAGTAACTCCCCCTCCAGGATAAGTAACTAAAGCATTTATAGCTCCCTTCATTTCATCAGTAAGGCAAGGATTAGTTCTAGCCCCTGGGAAATTTCCTTTTACATTAAATTGCTGAGATAGAGCATAATTTCTTATAGAATATGCATCATCATAAAAATTATCAGCAATAATCATATCAACTTTCATTCCAATAATCTCCTGTTCGTGAACAATATTTTATATCTGGATTAAGCATATGAAATCTATCCCATCCAGGTTCTCCTTCTGCAACTCTTTTACCATGAAAATAATCGCCAATATGATTGACCATCATTCCACCAGTATCAGTTTTTAATAATGCTGCACCAATATTATATTGCATTTGTAAATATTGAGCAATAACTGATTCTGAAGGATTATATCCAGTTCTTTCTAGAATAGGTTCTTTTGCTATCCATGCAGGATAAAGAGAAGTTAACATCCAAAAATATGGAGTTGCCTTTTCATATCTATAATGTTTAAAAACTACATCATCTTCTCTAGGTCCTATCTCTTCTGTCTCATGACCATACCAATTATTTCTCTTCAATTGAACTTGAGATAAAGTAGGATCCTGTTGAAGAATTTCAATCATATCAAGAACTTTTAATGGGTACATGATTTCCACATCATCTTCTTGATGTAGAATATAATCATAATCCCTATCCTTAACTATATCAAAAAGCTGTTGCCAAGTTTTTGTAATTCCAAGGTTTTCTTCATGAAGGATTACTTCATTATAACCATAAGATTTTACAAATTCAACTAAAGCATCATTGTCTCTACCTAGAGGATAATCATCTATAAAAAGTTTATGTACTTCTACTCCAGTATAATTAAATTTCTTTTGTGCTTCAAATGTTTTTTTCAAAAACTCTACCCTATTGGTAGAAAAAACTACATGGCATACTTTCATATCAATTAACAATAAAAGGTTCTTGTTGTCTTTCTGGTAGTTTGATTTGAGGTAATGATCCAGGTCCATTACCAGATGGCATTGGAGTTTCCCAAGAATTACCAACACCACCTTGTACTATCTCATTAGTAGGAAGTGCCTTGGGCATTTCTACATCAATAACTGCACCCATAAGTGTTTTGTTTTTTACAATTTCACGATTTGGTGCATCCATATGCATGAGCATTCTTGCATCTTCAAAATCCCCACAGTCACAAATTTTTCTTCCAGTCCTTCTTTCTCTTACAGAAAAGTAATCTTCTGTATTATACTTTTTCATTCTTGGGTTTTAATTCTTTTGTTTTATTATAATCCCTTTTTATTGGTCTGTAAAGGTTAGGCCAAGTATCATGGATAATTTCTACAAGTTTATAAGAAGTTTCTGAGGTTATCATTTAAGGAACATAATTTCTTCTAGGAGGATATCTGTACAAATTAGATGGTTTTTCTGGTTTCATCCAGGTTCTAATCTTATTATAGTTATCATCTGAATAAAAGTCTTGGTTACAATACCATTCCTCCCAAGGAGTATGTCCTTTGGATTGATTGCAAGAATGACAACAGGCAACTACATTTGTTTTGACATCTAGACCACCCTTACACTGGGGAAGGATATGATCTAGTGTTATAGATTCTTTAGATTCACAATAAGCACATTGGTTATCCCATGCATCCTTTATATTCTGCCTCCATAATCGTTTTGCTTCACTCTTGGATGATGTGTGAAGATTAAACAGATAGTCCTTAGGCGAATGCAGAGGAACCATAAGTACCTGCGACTTATAGGTATTTATTTACATAAAAAAATCCCCAGAAGGGGATTGATTTATTTTATACCAGTTAAGGTATCAACCAATGGTTGGTGCAGTCAAGGCAACTTGTGTTGTCTCAGCAGCAGCAAGATCCAATGGGAAGTTGTGAGCATTGCGCTCGTGCATTACCTCAAAACCAAGACCAGCACGATTTAGAATGTCTGCCCAAGTAGGGATAACATTGTTCTGACTATCAAGCAGAGACTGGTTAAAGTTGAAACCATTCAGGTTGAATGCCATGGTGCTAACACCAAGTGCAGCAAACCAAATGCCTACAACAGGCCAGGCAGCAAGGAAAAAGTGCAGTGAACGACTGTTGTTGAAAGAAGCATATTGGAAGATAAGTCTCCCAAAGTATCCATGAGCAGCAACAATGTTGTATGTCTCTTCTTCTTGACCAAACTTATAACCATAATTCTGGGATTCAGTTTCAGTGGTTTCACGAACCAGTGAAGAAGTCACCAGTGAACCATGCATAGCACTGAAAAGTGAACCACCAAAGACACCAGCAACACCCAACATATGGAAGGGGTGCATTAGAATGTTATGTTCTGCCTGGAAGACAAGCATATAGTTAAATGTGCCAGAAATACCAAGAGGCATAGCATCAGAGAAAGAACCTTGACCAAAAGGATAGACCAGGAATACAGCAGATGCAGCAGCAACAGGTGCTGAGTAAGCAACCATAATCCAAGGACGCATACCTAGACGGTAAGAGAGTTCCCATTCACGACCCATATAAGCATAAATGCCAATGAGGAAGTGAAATACAACAAGTTGGAATGGACCACCATTATAGAGCCATTCATCAAGACTTGCTGCTTCCCAGATAGGATAGAAGTGAAGACCAATAGCATTAGAACTTGGAACAACAGCACCAGAGATGATGTTGTTTCCGTACATTAGAGAACCTGCTACTGGTTCACGAATGCCATCAATGTCCACTGGGGGAGCTGCAATAAATGCAACTATGAAGCAGATGGTAGCAGCAAGTAAGCAAGGCACCATCAATACACCAAACCACCCAACATATAGACGGTTGTTAGTTGAAGTAATCCAGGAACAAAAATCATTCCATAGATTAGTATTAGAGCG